TTTTCCACTTCCAAAAACACTAGAAAGGAAACCTGCTTTACCTCCAGGATATTTAAGTCCTAGTTCACCAAAGGTTGTACTTAGTGAACCAACAATTAAATTGATATTATCATTAACCTTTTTAAATGTGTCACTAGATAGTGTGTAGTAACCTGTGATTTTAGTTCCTGAGTATATTGGGAACTTTAAGTCAGCCATAGATTGAACTCCTTGAGCAATAGAAGATAAAGCATCTCCCATTCCTAAACAAGCATCAATACCATCAGCGACAGCAGATTGAGAACCACCTCCAAAAATACTACTTAATACGCTTTTTCTACCTCCAGGAAATTGTGTTCCAATTGCTCCAAAGGCTCCAGCTAAAACTGTAACTAATTTACCAATTTGATCTGGTAAAACATCATAATTAATTTTTAAATCTTGTACTTTTTTAATTCCATAAGCAACTGTTGCTAATGCAACTCCAACCATAACCATAGCCGGTGCAGTAGCATACATTGACATAATTGAAAGAGGATTAAGAGTAAATGAACGAGCAATTGATAACATCAACCACTCCATATTACTCATCATTCTTCCACCACCAAATCCCATAAATCCTTCAGTTTCATGTCCTGAATCTCCAAGCATTTTGGTCATATCAGTACTACTGAATAACTTAGCCATTGCAGCAGCTCCTAAAGAAACAAATACTAATGCAAGTCCAGCAACAATCATTGCTGCGGCTCCAGCAAGTATAAAAGGTGCTGCGGCTCCAGCAAGTCCCATAACAAGACCAACACCAGTAACCAATGCTCCAATTTGACCGATTGTAATCCAACCAGCTTCATCTGGAGTAATAGATGCTGCAAATATAGAAACTGCAACTCCTAATAATATAATTGGGATTGCAGCAAATATCATAACAAGAGAACCTAATAATATCTCTTTAGCAAATTTACCAGCTAACCAGAATACAACTGCAACTCCAACAACCATTCCAGCAATCATTAACATTGTCATTGCAGGATCGTCCATCGCTTGATACATTGTATCTACTAATAAGAATGCAAGTCCTAATAAAACGATAGCTCCGGCAGCGAACATTAATCCAACACTGATTCGTTTCATTGATTTATCAACTCCCATTTTATCTAGTAAAAAGAAGAGTCCTCCAATTGCTAATAATGAAATTACAATATATGGTAATGCAGACATTCCAGCCGGGTAAATTACCGTTGCTAAAACTAATGCAACTCCAAATAATAGAATTGCTTTTGCAACATCACCCATTGCAATTAATGCCTGTTGTGTTTTCGGATCTGATAGTGGTTTTGACGCCATTTGTAAAACTTTTGTTATAACAAATAGAGCTAGCCCAAATAATGGGGCTGCTATCATACCAACTATTAATAGAGGTGTTGCCAAGAATAAATAACCGGCAAATTTAAGAATTGCTGGTCCAATTTTTGAAATAGCATCAATTGTAAGTACTAAGGCTTCTGCCTTTTCTTTAAATTGTTTACCACTTCCTTTCATAGATTCAATTGCTTCAACAATTGCAGCTAATCCTTTACCAATACCTTCAAGTCCTTTACCACCAACTATTTTTAGGGCAATTGCATTACCAATACCCATTCCTCCGCCACCGCCAGAATTTCCACCGGATTGTTTACCAGAATTTGCAGTATTTTTAGCAATGGTTTTTAATAATCGAACCATCTCTTCAACCTTACCAAATAGTATTCCACCCGGACTAACTGCTTCTGCAGTAATCTGGGTGGATGTACTAATATATGTAAGATTATCGACTGATAGTCGTTCAAATGGACTTTTAAAGATACTCAAAATCTATGAATCTTATTTTTTACTATATATCAAGCTTAGAACTTAGGAGTCTTGAAACTTGGTGTTTTGAATGATGGAGCTTTCATATTAGGCATTTTAGCTTTTGCCATTTTTTGAGGATCTCCATATTTGTCCATTGCACCTTCTTCTTGACCTTTTTGTCCGTCATTCTGTCTCTTAATATAATCTGCAAGGTCTTTAACGATATACCAATATTCGTAATATTCAAGTTTATCGATCTCAGATGGTTGTAAATGCAGATGATACATGAGATAGAACTTCGTCTTAAAGAAGTTCTCCAGCGATATCTTGAACAACGAAAAGAGATTTGATCCCGTCACGAAAGCCGATAGTAACGAGAACCTCCTCATCCTCGTGTGGTACCAACATTTCAGGTTGAACCCCAATTCTCATCTTTTCTGCAAGTCTATAGACTAATGAATATTTTTGTGTGTTCCAACTGTGGAACTCGATTTCACCTTTAAAGATTTTCTCATCGTTAAATCCTCTCCAATCTAAAGTTAGGTAAGGAATGATTTGTAAATAAGATTGATCCCAAGCTTTTTTCTCAACTTGACGAACTTTAATGTAATTTGTTACTGCTTCCATAACACCAATTGAAGGTGGTCTCATAAGAATTGTACCAAAGCTTTTAGTTTGAATTGCAAATGCACGTTTTTCATCGTCATAATATTTTGCAATTTCATCTGGAACTTGAGACAATTGGAAATATCTAGCTGAAAGTTCAGCATCGAATTCTTCACCGTCTTTAGTTGTTGCTTTAATAGTTAATTTAGATTCTGGTTCAGGGAATGTTAGGTCTCTGATTGATAATAGAATATAAATTCTATCCTCTTCTAAGATGTCTTTGTACGATAGTACTTTTGCACCGCATTGGAATCTAACACAGTTTTTTACAATGTGATTTAATTTGTCCTCAATATCTAATAAGTTACCTTCATCGATAGTTGAGAAATGACGTACTTCAGCTACTTGAGCTGGTCTGATTGCCATTTTAGCATCACTTGGATAGAATCTTCCACCTGATGGTAATCCAGAAATATCAATTGAATGATAACCTAAGTGCAAATCTGGGTCTAATGCAGTTTGTGTTGCATAACGGTCCATGTTTACTTTTCCTAAGTCAACTCTTTCTTCTACTTGATTTTCTTGAGCTTCTTTAGCTTCTACCATTTTACGGTACTGTTCTTCCATGTTTGTTTCGTCGTTTTGATTCTTGTTGTTTGCCATATTACTTTGATTTTAAGTGTTTAACTTTTGTTTTGTCCCATTCTTTATTTAAATCGGGACGTCGATCAATTTCTCGTCTTATTAGTTCTCTAATAAACGCAGAAACCGAAATAGGTCTTTGTTCAGCTTCTAATGCATCATTTAAAATGATTATATTGAGAGCTTGGACTTCTTCGTCAGTAATTAATACCTGAAGTTTCCGGGTTAGTTTGTTTGACATAGATTATCTTAATAATATATTATATATTCTTTACAAAAAGAAGGGATGACTCTCGTCATCCCTTTTGTAAAATTTTAAATTACGCTAATACTTCTTTAAAAGTATCGCACTTCCAAGTTACTTCGATAGTAGCAGGATCTGTTGAGTCATAACTTAATTCGTTAGTAAACGGTAATCCTGATTTAATAAAGCAATCTTCTAAAGTGATTGTTCTGTAAATATCTCCAGCTCTATTGAACTGAACGATAACTAAAGTTCCAGTGTAATCTTTCTTCAAACCCATTAAACCTGTTTGAGGATCGTATTGTAAATTATACCATTCTCTTAGAGTTTTATATAGGTAAGCTTGATTTGAATCATTTAAGTTCAAAGAGAAATTGATATTGATGTCCAATGAAGTATTGTCCGGCATACCAGCGTAAGAACGAGTAGCGAATTTGTACTTTTGTTGAACTTCAGAAACTTCTCTATATAGATCCAAACCACCGATGCTATTAACATGTTGTAATAACAATGGAGAACCTTTTACACCTGCAGGTGGAATAACAGTAACTTCAAAGAGGTTACTTTGTACCGGTTCCCATTGAGAACCTTTTCTGCTTGTCTGGTCTTGTGAATAATGTGGTAAAGCCATCTTGTTTTTTATTGTTTTTTTATATATCTAATTTTAGCTGAAGTTTCCAGTTTGAATTTCGCCAGTATTTAATACTGTAGTTCTATGAACAACGATTTCTAAACCTTTAACTGGTTCAACGAAAGTATCTAAGATACCAATGTTGTTGTCGATAACTTCATTAGTGTTATTTGATTGATCGATAACGTTCTTAAAGTCATAAACACCTTGATCTGCTTTAACTGATTCCATAAAGGCATCTGCTAAAGTTTTGATTTCAAGTCTTGTTTGTGCTGTATTAAATTCAAAAACATAACCTTTAAGAATGTTAGCTAAACCTTCTTGGATGTGGATCAATACTTCTCTTACGTGTGCAGAAGAAAGTGCTGATTTAACTGATTGTTGACCAGTTTTGTTACCAAGGATGGTTAAACCTACTCCTCTTTGGAAAACGATTGGATTGATACCAAATGGTTCGATTACGTCTCTATCATTTTTATCAAAAGCGTATTCAACTCCAACAACTCCAGTTCCAGATACAACTCCTCTTCTTGGACCAGCAATAATTGACCAAGGTAATGCGGTTGAATATTTATCGATGTAGTTATTAGATACGTAAGCAGCTGGTGGTACAACGATGTCCTTTCCGTTCTCTCTGATTAATAAACCAGGTCCATAATAGAAACCATAGTTAGCTCCATCACTGATTGAAGGAAGTGTATAGAATGCAGTTGGATTTTTATCCAAGTTTCCACCATCTTTCAAATACATTGCATCAAATGCTCCACTTCCATCGGTAAATGATGGGTTAGTTGATTTTTTGAAATCAGCAATTGTTGGTGCATTTAAGATAGCTGCAGCATTTTGTCTTTCGTGTGCTAAATAAGAAAGTTCTTTCTTATTTTGTAAACCTTCAACAGTATCATAAGAACCAAAAGTATCAACGATATATCTGTAAAGAATTAAATCTTTGTCAGCTAATGCGTCAAATAAGTTAGTTCCGCTAAGTGCTAATAAACAATCTGCGATTGATTTATCACCAACAGAAGCTTTAGCTAAAATGAATGGTACATATACATCAGTTGCTTCTTCGAAAGAAACAATATATTTTCCACCAAATACGCTAGGTACAGTAGAATCACAAGTTACTGTTACGGTTGTAGTTCCGCCAGCTACTGATTTAGCTACTGATTTAATTTTAGCAAGTCTTCCAGCAGTTGCAGAAGGAACATATTGTCCTTTCTTAAGCGTTACTGTTGAAATTGGAGATGCATAAGTAAATTTAAAGATACCACCACCTAAGTTTTCATAAGTTGCAGTAACATTACCACTTCCTGCTAAGTTCAATTCAGTACCGTTGTAAGTGATAACTCTCTTAGTTGTAATTGCATATTTTTTAAATGAAGTTAAACCACCTAATGCAATTTTAACAGGTCCATCACATGTGATAGTTGTTTTGTCAGCAGCATATGAAACTCCAGTTACTTCAACATATTCTCCTGTAGCTTGAGCTTCAATAAATGTACCAACCGCGATCAATGAAGTTAAATCAACATGATGTGCATATAATTTATTAACATCTCCGCCTGTTCCAACTTCAGTTACTGCAGGATTAAATGTTCCATAAGGAATATTATTATTAGCAACCAATGAAGTATAAGCAGATGCAAATACAGTTCCAGTAATTGTTACTTGAGTATATGGTTCAGCACCAGTTACGTAAGTAGATCCAGTGATGATACCCCAAGTAGAAGCACCAGTTTTAAGATATTTAGAAGTTGTAAAATCTCCAGATAAGTTAGTTGTAGAATAAATCTTCAATACTGAACCTGAAGCAGTAATTCCAGAAGCTGTTAAAGTAGGAACAGTAAGTAAACTTGTAGTTGCTTGGTCAACGTGACCAGCTCCTAAAGAAACTGTAGTACCAGATGCTGGACTTAAATCTTGGTTTACTTTATAAGATAATAGATCGTAATTTTGATCTTTATCGTAAACGTGTCCAACTAAATCAACATTAGTTCCTGTTTCTTCTTGTACGTTATCTTCATCAACAGCACAGAATAAACCAGTTCTTCTAGCTTCTGCGTTAATCATTGTTTCAACATACATGTTTCTACCTTCAAGATCTTTGAAGTTAGGAATTAATGAACCAGTGTATTGAGCAATTAAAGAAACTTGTCTCAAATTAGAGAAAGCTGATAATTGGTCTTTTAATAAACCAGATGTGTTAAAGTAGTTTTTGTAAACCGGGTCAGTTGCTAAAGTAGCAGCATCGAATTCACCTTTGAAAACGAAAACGTCTACCATAAAATCTGACAAATAATCTTTATCATTTAAGAATGCAGGAACATTACCTTCTCCGTACCACTCTCTAGCAGTAACTTCGAATGTAGCAACGTCTTGTGCTTTTCTTACAAAAATAGTAATTGGCTCTTGTTTAATGTTAATGAAATTAATCATTCTGTTGTTATCTGTACCAATTGTTGAGATAACAGCTGCATCGCTTGGATACCAGAATTTATCAGTGTCGAAAAACTTAGTGTATTCATCACTTCCTGATTCAGCAATTGCAGTGTGGTCGCTACCATTGGTAACGGGTGCTACATAACTGATTTCATCAGAAGCTTCGAATGTTGCTAAGTTTAAGGCAAGGATCGGACCTCTAGTAAGAGCTGCAAATGCAGATCTGTGAAAGAAGATACCCTTCTTCTCTAGGTTTCTATCAATACCACCGAAGATTGCGTTGAAATCTTCTGTAGACTGAATAAGAACTGGAGTATTGTAAGGGCCCTTTTTAGAGTGACCAACTACCAATCTGATAGTCTCTGTCGCAAAGTTCGTTGTTTGTGATTTATCGAATTCTAGACGATAAACACCTGAACTCTTAAATTGCAATAGTTGAGGACTTAGTGCCATGTTATTTTGATCTTTTTTTCTTTATTCTATATATCTGTTTCTATCTCTGATTTTATTAACTTAATAAATCGTAGATGTCATATTGCAAGTCTCCTTGGGACTGGTTGTCCTTGTAGAGTGTTGCTTCCATGAAATCATGTAATTTTTCGTCAATAACATCTAAGATTTCTTCAATAAAATCGGCGTAATCGGTTGTTCCAAAAAACTCAGTTGAAATAATTGCTGACATAATTAAGTCATCATGACCCATTTGTGCTGAATAATTTCCGCTCTTGTTAACACCAAATAATGAAGCTTCGTTAACTGTTTCAACTTCATTAATATTTATCCTATTTCCTTCGATTAGTTTCTTGAAATTTTGGCAAAATACCGCTTTATTATCAGATCGTAACCTAAGTCCTGGTTTTACTCCTTTAGAATCATGTCGATGTTTGAAACGAAGAATCATATCTTCATCGAAATCATTACGTTGAGGGAATACCGTCTGTAAATATTTTAATAGAATTGTTCCGTATGTATTAAATTCAATTAGCATTTTAACGTTCTCAGAGTTGAAGACATCAATAGCAAGTGTATATAATATTTTTGAGAAATCTTCGATTGGATGCTCATTACTTTTAAATACTGCAACCTGATCTAATTTAAAGAAATCATACATTGCACCTGGATTTTCAGAAGCTTCAATTTCCTTTTTAGACATTGCAATAACTTCAAACACATTAATTACTGAGTAATCTCGACCCGAACCTTCGGCAATATCGATTGTAAATAACCAATATTTACCCTCTTCTTTAACGGTTTCAATGTCGAATCCTGGCTTGAATCCTAGGAATCCCTTTACGTCAATATGTATATTATCAAAGTCTTCTAGTTCATGAAAAACAAACTTACCTGAGTTCTTTCTTAACTTACCAAGAGATCCTGGTGAAAGTAATAGAGAAGACGAACTTACGAATTCATTACCATATTGTCGGTTAAATGCCTCTTCTGAACCTAAGTTCTCTAATTCTCGTTTGTACCATGCTTCATCTCGGTCTGGATGTTGGAACCAGTCGATTCGCATTGGAGTGTATGCATTCTTTCCATTAATTGCGGCTGCCCAAATTTCATAGAATTTATTAAATCCATTTGGAGTTGATGTAATATTAATCCTAGATATTTTCGAAGATGATAACGTTGGATAAACGTTTTCATAGAATACATCAACAATATTTGGATGGATGTGTGCAAACTCATCTAAGTATAGATTATGAATGGTAAAACCAATACCGGCTTTTGCAGTAGTTGATTGTCCTACTAGACGGCAACCATTATCACATCGAACGTTCATAACGTCGTACTTAATAATTCCTGGTTTCATAAAGAATGGCAAATGTTCAATTACAACTTTTGCTTTATCAATAATCTCTTTGGTAGTTTCTCCCTTATTGGCTAAAAGTAGAGTATTCTTGTCCACATTAAAACAAATAAACCAAGCGTTAAAAATTGACGCTGTTACCGTTTTACCCATCTGTCTGGATGCTAGAACAATATTAAATCGATTATGTTGAAAGTTTCTCAACATATCTTTTTGGTATTCACGAAGTTTTACCTTTTGAATCCCCTCATCGGTCATTACAACCGCATATTTCTCAGCAAAGTACACAATATCATGCGCGCATTTTGCAATTTCTGTAATTTCGGCATCGGTGTATTCAAATACAATATTACCTCGTTTCAAATGTTGTTTACCTTCATAGAAGGGCATTGAAACCTGAGGACGATAACCTTTATCTAAAGCGACTGTTAAATCATTAATTGCTTTAGTTGACCATACTACCTTGGTTGACTGTGTTTCATCGGAATCTTTAGGAATCCATATATTATCACTCATTTTCTTCTGGGTTTATTTCAATCACATCAAGATTCTCATCTTCGCCAGATTGATTAATTCCCATTTGAATCATTCTCATTAGGTCCTTTGTACCTCTTTGGATATTTGGATCTTTAGAATCTCCTCCAACTTCCTCAATCTGAGTTGTATTTGTGTTTTTACGGTAAACTTCAATATCTCTAGCAATTCTCTTGTTAGATTCTTCAGTTGCCATCAAATACATTGTTTGTGATTTTATAATGTCGAGCATTGACTTTTGTAAAGTTGCCAATACCTCGAACATTCTTGGAGATAACTCTCCATCTTCAATAGTTTCTAATAATAATGTTAGAGCTCTTTCACCAGCTTGAAGCTGATAAACCAGAGACGACATTGTCATTTCGTCCATTTTCTTTTTTGCCTTAACATACTCATCATTCTCGATAATATCTGCATCGAGATAGAATTTCATTAATGCTGTAATAGTTTTCTTAGCTTGAGCTTCTGAACTAGATTTTAAATTAGTATATGAAACTGCAGGGCTTTTATGTGCCGGTGGGACAGATGGCAATGGTGTATCTGTATCGACTAAATCTGTTAAAGATTCCTCATCACCAATTAACCATTCTAATTCTTTACGAATATCCTCTGCCTGGTCACGAATTGGCCTATTCTTATCTTTTTCTTCTGACATAATATGATATTATTTATAGAATATGTATCCCAATAAATTATTGTGCACTTCTGAATTTCTGGAATCCAAGAGACGGGATAGCATTATCTATAATAGTTGCAAGTTGATTATCGCGAACAACGTATTGATTTAATACGTTACTATGTTGCTCTACTTCAACTGGAATATGAAATAATCGTATGTTGGTTATTTTTAACAATCCACCTTTAAGTGAGTATTTAGATTCAGGAATATCCCATGATATATTATAAACCTGATTTCTAGTCTGCTCAAATACTTTTACTAAATCATTTGATGCTGATTGTGGTAATCCAACTGTATTATTATTTGGATCTAATGAATATAAGGTAACTGATAATTGATTGAATTGCTTATTACCATTAATAACAAGGCCATACCATCTATCTGTTCCCATAATAACATTTGTAGTAAATGTGTACGTGTTAGCATTGATGTATACTTTTATATTTTGACCAGATACTGTAACCTTAAGTCCTTTATTGATTGTGCTATTTCCAAATAACCAATAATCAGTTGTTGAATTAAAATTAAATTCTGGAGAGAACCAACATGTTAATCCAAATCCTGTTGATGATTTAACAGGTGCAGTATATTCGATTGCTGCGAAACCTGTATTAACAGGACCAAGATTGTAATAATTTTTAGAAACCGTAGTCCATCTGTTTTTAATTTCACTATCAACAATTTTTAAATCAGTTGATACAAAATTTCTAATACCATCTAAATAAGCTGTAGAAACAGTTTGGAAAATATCAGGCTTAGTATTCTTGATGTACTCATCTTTAATCTCAGCACCAAATATTTCATCAACATCAGTAACTAATGAATCTGTTAAAGTTTCAAAACTATTTTTAAGTACAGCAGTATCATTTTGATATTTAGTCAACATCACTTTCCAATATGTGATTGTCTCATTAAAACGATCTCCTAAAGAAACCGAATTAATCATATACATTTTATTAATAATTGGAATGAACATGTAATCATGCTCACGTGGTCTTTTACCTTGTCCAAAAACAGTCTGGAATTCTTGTTGTGTAATATGGATTTCAAAATCTTCAAATTCCATACCAAACATATCGAAGTTAGTTGTAGATTCTTGAGGAAACTCATTATCTGGAACCAAGATTTTAACAACATCCTGATCAACGACATTATGTAATGAATATTCCATTAAGATAACGTCTTTTGTTCTCATATCAGGTTCAGTTCTAAAATAAGTAACCTGATGACCAAAGATATTTTTAACAATATTTGCTAATTGTATATATGTTTGTTGGGATCTAAATTGTCGGTATGGTTGAAATAAAGCATTTGGATCTGAGCAAGTTGCTTCAATTGTTGCGCATCCTGAATAAATGAAAGGATCTGTACATGTTGTACAGAATTGTGGACATGATTCAATAGTACCAGCAACTGTTTCAACTGTTAACGTTGCTGAAATAAATGTTAATTTAGCTCCAGTATTTAATGCTGATACCTCTGCTCCAAAATCTATTAATACATCAGCGCCTGAATTCCATAAATAAGATTTAATATCTCCAGGTAGAACATTTGTATTTAATTCAGAGAATTCACTAAAAGTTTTACCTTTATCAGTTGAAAGTCTAAAAGTGTAGTCGAATTTATTATTGGCATCAACTGGTCGATAGAATGTAAATCCAGATCCAGAAAAATTAACTGGAAGTGTTAGTACTAATGTTGTACTATTAGTTACGCTTGCGATTTCTAAAACTCTGTTTCCAACAATAATAAAATGTGAATTTTGGAAAAGTCTGGTAAAATCAGTACCAGTTCCATAAACAATAGTAGAACCACTAGTAAAACTAAGAGTTCCTAATGTTGAAATATCTGATACTCCAGAAAGTATGTCCCATGTCATAACTTTCTTTAAGTTTAAATATGGGGTCTTGATTGATGCAATTAGAAAATCGCCGTATGCTGTTGCAATACTACCTGTAACCATTACAATGAGTTAATTTTGTTTATATATTCTCAGTAATCGGTGACTAGTAGGACTTCTGGATTATCGCCACCTAGTTTTGGATCACTCATCATATCCAACATGATAGAAATTGTATCTACAACATCCATCTCATTGTCTGAAAGTTCTTTGATTTTTCCTTTATCAGCAACCATTAACCAACGGTCTAAACGATCTAATAAGTCATTTAGTTTTAGTCTTTTATACGGAACACCTTCATCTAGGATCCGTTGCTCATGTAGAACTTTATTAAAAATAACAACTTCGTCTTTATCAAAGATTTCAAATGTCTTTAATGTTAAATGAAGTATTTTAAATCCGAATTTAATTGTATCATGACCTCCTTCGTCTTTGGTCAATCTGGTGTAGATTCTATTCTTATTAAGAGTCAATTTGATCCATCTAAGATGTTTCATTTGTGTAAGAAGTTTAGTAATAAAGAAGATTGAATTAACCTCTTTATGCATTACTTCAAATCCAACTGAATTAAATAAATTAATCTCATTTGGGAATTCTCTTTCAATAAAATCTAGAAGCTGATCTTTAGTAACAATTATTGAATTTTTATCAGGACTAAGAAACTCTATTTTGTTTCTAATTCCAGTCCAAAGTTTATTATCGTTATAATTGTATTTAAAAAGCACGATATCAACAACATCGGCAGCATCATACATTGAGAAATCATCTTGCATTAATAAACTTTTATATTTTCATCAAGTCTTTTAAGTTCTTCGAGTGTTTCTTTTTTGAAAAACTTTAAAGCTTCATTGTATTCTCTTTTACCAATCTCATTCTTTTTCATATAGAATTCGATTGCCTCTTGACTAGGTATGTATTCTTTTTTATCGACAGGTGCCGATTCAGATTTCTTAGTTTTTGTGTAGATCCATGGTGGAACCGCAGAAAAACGTTGAGCTACTAGAGCCCAACTGTCAATAACTGCTAGTCCATTAATACCATTGATATTGAATGCTTGCGCATTTGCAGGAAACTTAATTGAGAAAAAACGATTAATCATAAAATGATGACGCTTCTTATTAAAGTCCTTGATATTCTTATAGTCTTTTGGCTTTGTAAACATAATTTTAACAAAGTCAAATAATTTAGTTTCGTCTAGCATATTTTTGTTTTAATTAATCCATCCACTTACCGTGCTTACGCAAATGCCAAAATCTGTGTTGCAATACTGCAATAACAATACCAAACAAGGTATCTGCTTCATATACGCCTTCTTTTACTATTAATTTCATATAGTTTTATTTTATCCAATCATTATAAGCATGTATATATGCTTGTTCTATTGAAAGACTTGGGTCCTGAGACATGTGGCTTTCGGCGAATACCTTTACCTCATATTCAAGACCCCATTCTTTTGCTTCTTGTAAGATTTCTTCTACGATTTCTGTCATTAAAATAATTTAATAGTTGTAGATGAATCTTTGTCTTTTGTTTCATTTTCGTCTAATCCGGCGAATGCATCAAAATCAACTGGTGTTTGATTGGCTTTTTTCAACCAACTAGATCCTTCAAGTATCTTTTCCATTTGAGAAAGAACCATAATTGCTGGTTCAGTTTCTTTATCTCGATCAATTACTTTAGTAATTTCTTGTTGAATTGGTTCTGGTATTGTATTGTAGTGAAGTAACATCAAATCTAGATTTTGATTAAATCTATTAAGGATATTTACTTGAGTGTCATGACCAATAATGCGGTAAATCAGGTTAACAATCTTATCAACTTGTGTTTTGTTAAACATGTGGTCAATAACAAATTCGCCTTCTTCTTTAATGTATTGTTCTAAGATAGCTTCTGCCTGTTTGTCAGTAATTGAGAATGTACGATCTTTACCATTTTTCATAGGTTTTTGGTACGTAACAACTGATTTAATATTATCAGATTTGTCGCCCATTAGAATCTTTTGGAAAACGAAACGATCACAATTGATTTCTTCGACTTCAATAGAATTCTTTTTCATCCAATCAATCATTTCATTTTTGATACGATCACTTTGATGACTTGGACTATCCATGTTGAATAATAAATCATCATTTGAGATTTCTAATTCAGTGGTGTTACTGAAAATATCATTGAATCCTTCGAATGCAATTAACTTACGTTTGGTGTTATAGTACCATAGAGAATAACCATCGGTTGCTTTTGAGTAATCAACTAATTGAATCATATCACGGTCACCAGTCCAAATAATGCAATTCTTACCTTGTGTATTTAAATAAGTTGACCATGCAAATAGAATATCATCTGCTTCTGCACCTTTAACTTGATTTACAATAACACCTTTTTTAGCAAGGATTAATTTAAATTCGTCATATACTTCATAAACAGCTGACCAATCAACTGAACTATCTTGAGTACGTGTACCTTTGTATTGTGCTTCAGGAAATAGATCCTTACGCCAGGATTTTGAATCAACAGCAAAAACGATTTGATTAACAAAAGGAGTCATTTTTCGAACTTCTGATGCAAAGTCGATTGCAAGTTTTCGAATGAATTGTCCTTTGCTCGCATCATCACCAAGCAGAGCACCGCTTTTAGGTCTTGGTAGAACGAACAATCTACTATGAATGAAATAGTTACCATCAATAAGTAGTGTATGATTTCCGAGCTTCATATATTATTTCTTTAATTTGTTTCTTATGTAAATATAAACAATTTTCTTGACATAAAAAACTGTTTAGTGAATTATTTTTGAATTATTTTACGATCTTACGATCGTTTGTAATTCGTAAAAGCAGCTCAACATTGTAATGATTGGGTCGATAACATTAACTCTTTGAGCTTGATGTCTGGCAACACAGATTGCAATTTGAGGAATATGCTTGATACTGTTAGTCCTTTCAGCTTGTACATATTCAATGAAATCATTTCCTAGAGATTGTAGAATATCATCAACTCTATTTGAATAGTCACTAACTAAAACTTTATAGTTCTTTGCAGGATCTGTTTCATTGAAAATTAATTCAAATGCATCTTTATAAACTGAGTTAAATTTCTTAACATCATCAATTGTGATATTTCCAGTTCCTTGTGTTTTATAACCTTGTAGTTTATTAAGAGTACTTCTTAAGTCTGGGAAGTTACGTTTAACAAATTCAACCAATGCTGGTTTTTCAATTGTCATCTCTTCTTTACCACAGATTTCATAAACTCTCTTAATATACTTCTTAGTTAACTCGGTCTCTTCAGCTTTATCAAAGTCAAAATTGATAACTTCAAAACGAGAAAGAATTGGATCTGGAATCTTATTAACATAATTACAAGTTGCAATAAAACGTGAGTTACTTGCAAATTGTTCCATGGTTGCACGTAATGCTTTAAAGAACTGATCAGATACTCCATCAACCTCATCTAAGATAACTACTTTGAATTTACCTTGGTCATCTAAGATTGACATTGTTGAACAGAAATCCGTAATTCTGGTACGGATAACTTCAACTGAAGTATCAGTCGATGCGTTAATGTAAATGTACGGCAAACCAAATTGATTAACAATTGCTTTTGCTGTAGATGTTTTACCAGTTCCTGGACTTCCAGCTAATAACATATTCTGTGTGATTCCATTTTCAAATTTGGACATTACACGATCTGGTAAGATTAATTCCGATAGATTCTTCGGACGATATTTTTCTGTAAAAAGAGAGTGAACCATAAATTATTTTTTATACACTTTTAGTTTAATTTATATCAAGAATGCTCTTTTAGTTTCAAAAATAAATAAACTATATGGCATTTAGAGTTAAATTTCCTAAGATAGTTCGGACAGGTGGACCCTTTCCATCTAATAAGTATGGTATCATATTAAAGTACCTATCCAGGCTGCAGAGAAGATTCTTGGCAGATCATCCGATTATCAAGGATAGAGCCAAAGACGATCAATTTGTACAAATATTATTAGAACTTACAAACTACTCGGTACAACCATTCAAATATAAAGACCGTATGTATTACGACTGGTCAACAGGATCAATCGTAGAGAAATCAGAACTCTTAGACAATTATAACTCAATCCCTTGGGTTTGTGCCGTCAGTGGTAAGCCAATCACTTGCAGAACAGATGACTTTAGTATAGAAAACTTTATCCATCCAGAATACCATGACATACTAAAGGCTCCAATGGTCGATAGCCGAATTCTTAAATCATCAGTTGAATTCCGTAAATATGTAAAAAAGCTCCTGTTGAATGAACAACAAGAGCTTTTAAAATTGGCTAAAAAGAATTCTAAGGTTAATTAACCTAGTAAAACTCTCATCCTATCAGCAACTGACATACTGAATTTAGATTCATTTAGTTTAATTTGATTATCTAATAAATTGATTTCGGCTTCAATAAGTCTACCTAATTCAGTACCTTCTAATTGCCAAGATTCTTTAGCAGAAACTTTATCAATTAAATCTTGTACTTTTTTAACTTTTTCTTCATCTCCGGATTCTTTAGCTTTTGCTAACATATCTTTAAGACGTTCTAACTTACCATCTTTAGAGTTTTTCTTTTCTCTATCTGCTTTAGTTGCATCGTCTGCTCCATCGGCATCTTTTTTAGCGGCTTTATCAGCTTCAGCTTTATCAGCGGCTGCTTTATCATCTGCTGCTTTTTTATCGGCTTCAGCTTTGTCAGCTTCAGCTTTATCAGCGGCTGCTTTATCATCTGCTGCTTTTTTATCAGCTGCAATTGCATCTTCTTTTGCTTTTGCTGCTGCTTCTTCATCTTCTTTAGCTTTTGCGGCTTTATCAGCTTTAAGTTTTTCAGCTTCTGCTTTTTCTTCTGGAGTAGGCTCAGCTTTATCTTTTAAGTCTTTAACAGCTTCTTGTTCTTCTTTGTATCTTGCTGCTAATTCTCTAGCAGAATCTGCCAAAGATTTTTTCTTAGCTGGATCATCTTCTTGACCTGATGCTCTTTTAACAAGATCCATTTGACCTTTAATTTTTTCAGTACTTAATACTTTTTGTACGTAAGATCCTCTTTCTTTTGCTTTATCGTCAACAGCAGATTGAAGGTCTTTAATTTGAGTATCTAATGTTGCCTTTTTAGTTGTAAGCATATCTTTTTTAGCCTTTTCAGGTGTACCTTCTTTACCACTTAAATTATCTGCAGTAAGTTTAATATCTAATGCATTCATTTTCATTTTATTGACTTTAGCCTGCATTGAACGATATTTAGGAGCAAATAAGAAATCTTTAACTTTGTCCATTGCTGTTTCTGTACCAGCTTCATTAATAACTGAATCACCAATAGATTCTAATTCTTCTTTAACTTGAGTGCCTAATTGAGAAAGATGTGTCATGATAGTATCAATATCGTTCATGATTTCTTCTCTTGAAAAAGAAGGTGTGATTGAATCAACTTCTGGCCCAACAGATCCTGAGGTTTTTGTTTCAACTTCTGTTGTTGTAGTTGCGGTAGGTTCAGGCGTATTAACGGCTTCTAGAACTCTAGTGTACCAACTATTAAATTTTGATTGTTCCATATTCTTTTATGTTTATGTTTGGATATGGTTTATATATTTACTTTTCTTGGTAAAAAAGAAAAGGCTCTCCAATGGAGAGCCTTTTCATATAAATCTAAGTTAGATTTTCAATACAGATTAAACCAAGTTTAACAAGTTAGTGAATCTAGTAGTACCTGAAGCACCTTTGTAGATTTCAAACGTTGCGTATTGAGTTTCTGGGTGGAAACCAGCTTCAACTAGAGCGAATCTAGATTTAACCGCGATTTTAGGAGCCATAGTTCCTTCAGCGATAGTTTGAACTGATTCAGCCATTAAGTAAGGCATGAAAACTAATCCAGGACCATTACCATCTCCTTTACGACCAACTAAAACGGTTTGGTAGTTCCAAGCCCATTTTGGGTTAGTGTAAACTTGAATTCCAGCTACAGAACCTACAGGGTAGATAGCACCAGCAGCTTGAGAAATTGTATTAGCAAAAGGATTTGGTACGAAACCAGCAACAGATTGTAATACAGTAGCAACTTGTGGACCTACAACTGCAAAGTTACCAGCACCACGACGACCACGGTTAGCGATCAAGTTAGCAGCTGCTAAAACACCAGTTAAGATTTTTCTGTGCTCTGAACCTTCAGTTTGACCACCACTAAAAGAAGCAGCAGCAACTAAACGAATATTCAATGAATCAGAAGTGATTTCACCAGCAGCAGTCGCTTTAACGATATTTGCTAATCCTAAAGAACCAACGTTATTGATAATCAAATCGTTGATGTTTTGAGTTAATTCGTTAACTAAAACAGCTTCAACTTGAGCAACAGCGTCAACACCGAATTGTTTTAAATCTTGAACTTGCTCACGAGTTACTGCAGCTGCAACTTGGAAAGTCTTAGCTTCAACAGCTTTAGAGAACAATGAAAGACCCATGATCTTCTCATTAGTTTGTTCTCCAACTCCTCTTGTGAAAGGCTCAGAAATATTAGAAGAGTTTTGTACTCCAGCGAATCCTGGTACGTGATCTTCTAAAGCTTTTACTAATTGTACATCAAGTGTAGCAGCATCAGTATCTGGAGAAAGAACTGCGTTTACAGCTAACAATAAGTCAGCAGCAACGTTAGCAGCAATTGGGTTACCAGCTGCTTTAAAGATTGAATAACCATCGATACGAGATTTACCAACGTAATCGTAAGCAACTGAAGTTGCAACAGCAGGAGAACCTGCAGTAGCCGCAGCTAAATCACTAGTTCCAGCGATTGGAGCAGCTTTGATGTAAGTTGGAGAAGTAGTACCTGCTAACTTACCACCTTCGTAAACGAAGTCTAAGTAAGATAAAAGACCCATTGGACCAGCCATAGGAATTACTGGTACTAAATCAAGACCGATTGTTTGTGCAGCAACTTGCATTGCTAAAGGTAATAAAGTAGGAGCTTTGTCACCAGAACCTTTTGCAGTAGAACCACTATTGTAGAATCCACCAGGTAATGTTACAGCACCCATACCAAAGATGTTACCAGCAGTACCTAAAGCCATCATGTTTGCATCTTCATACAATTTATGATTGTGGCAGTACTCTGACATCCAAGCTAGTTTAGAAGCTTCGTTGATTCCTGTAGCAGATTCGATGATCGGTGCCCAAGTTTCTCTGATTTCAGCTTCATTAATTAAATTTGCCATTTTTGAGAATGTTTTTGTTTTGTTTGTTTGTTTTTAGCGTAATGCTCGACATACTTTAGATTTTTGCTTCTTATCTAATTATCGTCGTTTTATTGTTTTATTATATATTCGCTTCTTTTTTCGAATTTTCTAAATTTTCAAAAAATTACTTTTTGAATTTTTTAGCAAAAGCTTCTTTCATATCAGTTAAATCGTAACCTAATGTGTTTGCTTTTTCTTCGATTTTATTACTTTCGTTAACAACTTCGATTTTTTCCATTACTGGAGTAACCTCTCTAAGGTCTCTTTGTTGCCAGAAGTTTCTTACTTGATATTCAGTTTCTAATTTATGATATTTAGACTGTGCCAAGATTTGACTCTTTTTAGATTCAGATAAACCATTCCAAGTTTCTCTGTATTCTGAAGGCATTGCTTTAAGTACCATTGGTTCTTCAGAACTTCTTGTAGCTAATGCATTGTTCCATAGAGCATAGATTTGAGATTCAGTTAAGAATCCTTTTCCTTCAACTACAGAAACGATTTTGTTTTTATCTTCTTCAGAAAGAGTTTTGAATTCTTCTACTTTAGATTCAGAAATAAATTTAAAGAAGTTAGGCTCAGTAGCTACTTTTACAGTTGCTTTTTCAACCAATGCTTGTAATTTCTCAGTGATAGCTGCTTTATAAGCATCCATTCTGTCTACTTCTTCAGTTACTTCTTTACCAACATCTTCTCCTTTAGTTGCTTTTGCAGCTTCTAAATCTTTATCTAATTCTTTAGAATCATCTTCAGCTCTGTCTTCAGCTTTAGCATATTTCTTACCATCGCCATCAACTACTGCAGTTGTAACATCTTTAGAATCATCTTTAAGTTCTGTAGCTGGAGTACCAGTTAAACCGTCTGCTGCTTCAGTAACTTCTTTACCAACGTTTTCTCCGTCTACTTTAGAATCTTTAAGATCTTTTTCAAGGTCTTTAGCAGTATCTTCAATAGCATCTTCACCAGTTGCTACTTTTTTACCGTCAAATTCTACTTCTGGAGTTTTATCGTCAGACATTTTTTTGATTTTTTCAGCAGGAAGACCAGCTTCTTCACCATCAGCTTCAACAATTAAGTTTTTGTTAACTGATTCAGCAATATACTCTGCGTATTCAGTAACTTTCTCTAAACTTTCTTTTAAGTAAGTTACATACTTTGTCATGTTTTCATGTGTTGCAGCACCATCATTGAATGCTTCAGCTAAGTAATTAGAATATTCTTTTACTTTATTAACTGACTCTCCAATTTTTTCGCTGTATTGGATTGATTGATCCAATGTCTCAGCGATATGATCGCCATGTTGAATTGAATCATCTAATTTTTCTGCTAAGTAATTGTTGTATTCAACAATTGAATTCATTTTCTCAGCAAGGTAACTAGAGTACTCTTTAAGATTCTCAACTTCTTTAGCAAAAGTGTCGTTATTCTTTTCAGTTAGAGACTCTTTTAAACCTTTGATTTCAGTAGCTAAATACTTAGAATACTTATTGAAATCCTCAGTTGATACGAATCTTGATTGTTCCATTTTGTTTTCTTCTATAGTTTGTGTTTGATTGTTTTCTGTATTATTTATCTCATAAATCAAAATGTCACCAGCGTCTTCAAAACCAAAAGACTCATTAACTCTTTTTAATTCAGCATTAGCAAATCCAGGATCTGCAACTAAATCATAAGTAAATAATTGTTTGATTTTAACTTGACCGTTAGATTCAACAGTACCAGCTGCTCTTGAAGAGATATGTAAAGGAACTCCAGCATCAACTAATGCTTTTGCTTGTCTACCAGCATCTGTATCTAATAATCTGATTTTTCCCATTACCTGTTTAGTATCTTTATTATAAGATAATTCTTCGATAATGTGTGAAACATTCTTAAGAGAGATGTCGAAATTTTGTGGGTGGTCTAATTCACCTAATAGTTTAGATGATTGGATTTTTGCCTGAAGCGATTCGATTTGAGGAACATATTCAGCTTCCGTATAAATACGATTGTTTCTGTTCTTTACACCAATTTCTCCAAAGCATCCTTCTAGTACATAAGATCCTGCACCGGATTCATCCTTGTTAAAAGATAGGGTATTCCCAGATCTTTCTAGAATAAGTAATTTACTTTGTGTAGTCATATTTATTGACAGTATGTTTGTTTATATATCTGATTGATTTTTTGAATTTTTTAAAAAATAAATTATAACTCACCTAGGTCTGCTGTCGGATCGCTTGCTCCATCATCAGATTTTTTATCCTCTTTCTCAGTTTCTTCTTTATTTTCTTCTTCTTTAGTCTCATTATAGTATTCTTTCAACTTAGACATATCACCGTCTTTGAATGCAGTTTGACCATATTGTGCAAAGAAATAGTCTTCAAATTCTTTTTCAGTAGCAGATGCTGCAATAGCTCCTAGAATTTCAGCAGCTTTAATAACTTCTCCGCTATCTAAAGACAGATCGTCAACATATACTTTAGAATCTTCAGCTTTTAAAGCTTCAGCTTCAGAAATGAATTGTTCAAATGTTTTAATAGTTTTCATTTATATTGATTTTTATTTTAAAATTACATTCCTCCACCCATCATCGCCATTGGATCTACTTCTGGTTC